CTATAGTATTTGATGTAGCAGTGGATATGGTAGATCAGTGCCCAGCCTTAAAGAAAAGAATAAAACCGGTACTATCCCAAAAGCGACTAGTCTATATGCCGACGGCTAGCTTTTATCAGGTGCTGTCAGCAGAAGCTTATACTAAACATGGCCTTAATGTGCATGGGGTGGTATTTGACGAGCTCCATGCGCAACCTAATAGGCAGCTTTTTGATGTGATGACCATGGGTAGTGGTGATGCTAGAAAGCAGCCACTATTTTTTTTAATTACCACTGCCGGAACAGATAGACATTCCATTTGCTATGAAGTTCACCAAAAAGCAGAAGATATTTTAAGAGGAAAAAGGGTTGACCCTACATTTTACCCGGTCATTTATGGGATTGATGACGATGATGACTGGGCGGATGAAAAAGTGTGGCGTAAAGCTAACCCTTCCCTTGATCATACCATTGATATAGAAAAAGTAAGAGCGGCTTTTCAAAGTGCCAAAGAAAATCCGGCAGAAGAAAACCTATTCAGGCAGCTTAGGCTTAACCAATGGGTAAAACAATCGGTACGCTGGATGCCCATGCACCACTGGGAGAAATGCTCCTTCCCTGTTGACCCGGAAAAACTTAAAGGTCGGGAGTGTTACGGTGGTCTTGACCTTTCAAGTTCTATTGACATTACAGCCTTTGTGTTAGTTTTTCCACCAACCCATGAGGATGACAAATACTATGTTCTCCCCTATTTTTGGCTCCCGGAAGAAACACTAGAGCTTAGAGTAAGGCGGGATCATGTTCCTTATGACATTTGGGAAAGGCAAGGGTATCTTAAAACAACGGAAGGAAATGTCATCCACTACGGTTTTATTGAGAAATTTATCGAGGAACTTTGGAAGGATTACAACATTAAAGAAATCGCCTTTGATAGATGGGGTGCAGTGCAGATGACTCAAAACCTGGAAGGGGCAGGCTTTACCGTAGTTCCCTTTGGTCAGGGGTATAAGGATATGAGTCCACCTACTAAAGAGCTGATGAAACTGACACTGGAAAAACGCATAGCCCATGGAGGCAACCCGGTACTTAGCTGGATGATGGACAATATCCATGTTAGAACTGACCCAGCTGGTAATATCAAACCGGATAAAGAAAAATCCACGGAAAAGATAGACGGTGCAGTGGCTATGATTATGGCTTTAGATAGAGCAATTAGAAATGAAGGCAGCAAATTTGACTTAAATGAATTCACTTCAGAAGAAACGCTAGACAAACTTTGGGGTTAGGGGGTGATGGATTGCTTGGTAAAATAAAAAACATCTTTAGGCCAAAGGCCCAGGTGATGCCGGAGGTAGTAGAAATAAACGATAGAAGGCTGTTAGAACTACTAGGGATTGAACCAGATGAGCTAAACTTCCGGGGTAAAAATGCCTTAAAAGAAGCTACTGTCTTTGCCTGTATCCGCATTTTAGCAGATGCGGTGGGGAAATTACCGGTGAAGGTATATTTAAATAACGGCACCGTAGATCATTACCTTACTCCATTATTAAAGATTAGACCTAATCCTTGGATGAGCGCCAGGGATTTCTTTAAGGCCTTGGAAGTAGAGCGGCATCTTTACGGGAATGCATATGCTTGGCTGGAGTTTGAAACCAAAGGTAAAAATGCCGGTAAAATAACAGGCATCTATCCTTTAGATAGCTCCAAAGTGGAAATCTATATTGATGATGTAGGTTTACTTCCCGGTAAAGGAAAGCTGTGGTATGTGTATACCGATAACACAGGCACAGAATACCGTATTGACCCTGATGAGATGCTACACTTTAAGGGTTTAACCAGTGACGGTATTGTAGGAATTACTCCCCTAGCCCAGCTTAAAAACACCATAGAAAATGCCGGAGCTGCTAGTCAGTATCTAAATAACAGCTTCAAAACAGGGCTCCAAACCAAAGGCATTATTCATTATGTAGGGGATTTAAGTCCGGAAGCTCAACGGATATTCAGAGAAAGGTTTGAACAGATGGCCAGTGGCCTTAAAAACGCCAACCGGGTATCATTACTCCCTTTGGGATATCAATTTCAACCCTTAAGCCTTACTATGGCGGATGCCCAGTTTTTAGAGAATACCCAGCTGACGGTGAAGCAAATTGCTGCTGCCTTTGGGGTGAAAAACCACCAGCTAAACGATTTAGACCGGGCCACCCACACCAATGTGGAACACCAGCAGCGGGAATTTTATGTGGACACTTTGATGGACATTTTGACCGGCTATGAACAGGAACTAACCTATAAGCTATTCACCGACAAGGAACTGGAAGCCGGATATTATATTAAGTTTAACGTCAATGCCATCCTGCGAGCCGACCCTAAAACTAGATACGAAGGCTACCGTATTGCCATCCAATCGGGTTTTATGACGGCTAATGAAGTAAGGGCCTTAGAAGAAATGGAGGCACTGTCGGGAGGAGACAAACTTTTAGTTAACGGCAATATGATGCCCATTGAAATGGCGGGAGAACAGTATAAAAAAGGTGGTGATGAAAATGGGGAGTAAGTTTTGGAAATTTAAAGCACTGGATGACAACACCGGGGAGCTTACCCTTTACGGGGAAATTGCAAATGAAACCTGGTGGGGGGATGAAATAACGCCGAAAGAATTTAAGACTGATTTAGATGCTTTAGGGGATATAAATACATTAAACATCTACATCAATTCTCCCGGAGGGGATGTATTCGCCGGGCAAGCAATCCACAGCATGCTTAAAAGACATAAGGCTCATAAAAACGTATACATTGATGGATTGGCAGCAAGTATCGCAAGTGTCGTAGTCATGGCCGGCGATACTATTTTTATGCCTAAAAACGCTATGATGATGATCCATAATCCTTGGACATGGGGGATTGGAAATGCTGCCGAGTTTAGAAAACTGGCGGAGGACTTGGATAAAGTTAGAGAAAGCTTAATTGCTGCCTATGAAGGCCGCTCTGCACTAACAAGGGATGAGATTATTGAGATTATGGATAGTGAAACCTGGCTAACAGCAGATGAATGTTTGGAATATGGCTTCTGTGATGTGGTGGAAAAAGAAAAACAGATGGCGGCTTCAATTGATAAGACACTGCTAATGAGATATAAAAACACACCGGGGGAACTGTTAGTTAAACCAAAACCCGATGATAAAAAGCAGGAGCTATTAAAACAAAAAATATTACTAGAACTTGAGCTGTAAAGGCTCATTTTTATTTTGAAAGGAAGGCGATCACTATGAGTAAAAAGTTACGTGAATTACTGCAGGCATTGGAAACTGAGAAGGCAAAAGTGCGCAGCTTATTGGCAGAAAACAAGGTCCTTGATGCGGAAAGGGTTATGGAAGAAGTGCGCTCCTTACAAAAGGCCGTGGCCCTTCAGCAGGAACTGGAGGCATTAGAAGACCAGACCCTTGATGATGCGACTCCCATCGACCATAACAATAATCGCACCGATACTGAACTGGAAGCGGAATACAAACGAGTGTTTTTAAAGGGTTTAAGGAGGCAGAGAATTACCGCCGATGACCACAGCATTATTAGTGAATACCGTGCAGCAATGCATGAAGGGGCAGTAACAACCGACCCAGATGGGGATACCGGGATAATTGTTCCCCAAGACATTCAAACCAGAATCAATGAGTTAATGAGAACCTTAAACGATTTATCCCAATATATCCGAGTGGAAAGGGTGAACACTCTATCTGGCTCCAGGGTATTGGAAAAAGATGAGGACATGGTGCCCTTTGCTGTAGTGGATGAGTATGGGGAGATCCAGGAAATTGACAATCCGAAGTTTACACCAGTTACTTACAAGCTCATTAAACGAGCTGGTTTTTTACCTTTGACCAACGAGCTTTTAAAGGATACTGACCAAAATATCTTAAGCTATGTAACAAACTGGATTGCTAAAAAGCATGTGGTAACTAAAAATAGCTTGATTATTGCCGTCTTAAACAGCCTTAATAAGAAGGGTTTAACAGATATCAAAGCTATCAAGAAAGTTTTAAATGTGGATTTAGATCCGGCCATTAGCCTATCCAGCACCATCATCACTAATCAAGACGGCTTTCAGTGGCTGGATGAGCAGGAGGACGGCAACAACAGACCACTCTTGCAAGATGATATTACCCAACCGGGTAAGAAACTCTTTAAGGGGAGGCCCATTGTAGTGGTGGCCAATAGAACCCTACCTTCCACGGGAACCACTACTGTTAAGGCTCCTTTCATTGTAGGAAACTTTAAGGAACTGATGGTGCTATTTACCCGGGGAGTTTATGAACTGGCTTCCACTAATATTGGTGGAGATGCTT